GCAAAACTCTCAAATGTTAGGCGACCAGATTAACGAATTAATGGGCGTTTCCGATGAGCTTTTGGGTATTGCTGACAGCAACGATATTTCAGGGCTTCTCTCTAAACTACGACAAGGGGCAGGGCTCACTGTCCTCCAGCTCCCTTTTGACAGACTGAATTTTTCGCAACGGCTGCTAACAGATATTTGCGTTACGCTCATACAGTCAAATTTCAAAGGCGAAAAGGTTAAGAAAATTCTAAATGACGTGCCCGAAAAGGAATTTTACAACAAAGATTTTCAAAAGTATTCTTGTGACGTAGCACAAACAACGATGACAGAAAACCAAAAACAACTTGAGTTTGTGCAGCTGCTACAGCTACAACAAATTACAGGCATTAAGATTCCGGCTAAGTTGCTCGTTGAAACCGCAACCATCACAAATAAATCAGAGCTTATTAAAGCGCTCGAAGAGCAAGAGCAGCAACAACAGCAAATGCAGCAGCAACAACAGCAAATAGAAGTTAGACAGGCTGAAGCTGCTATTTCGGCGATGCAGGCTAGAGCGGTTAATGACGTTGCAAGTGCTAGAGAAAGAGAAACAAGATCCATTTCTAACATTGGTCTTGCTCAAGAGAGATCTGCCCAAGCTGCTCACGATAGAGCAGAAAGCCAACTCACTAATGTCAAGACGATCAAGGAGCTTGAGGGCATGGAGCAGCAACAAATTATAGAGGCAATAACGTTCTTGGAGCAACGCCAGAAGCAAGAACAACGCGAAGACATGGCGGACACGCAACAAGAAGCCGATATTGCATCGCAGAGAACAAATGTAAAAGAACAAGAAACAACACAAGAGCAAGAGACAACACAGGAGTTGCAAAATGTATAAATCAACAGACAAAACACACGCGGACAAAAAGTTAAGCTCAAGAGACGCTTACGAGGCAATGCCAACAGGTGAACAAGAATACCCTTTTTACGATGGACAAATGGGCAACAACTATTTGAAAGTTAATAAAGAAGAAGCGGCGCAAAGAAAGGCTGTCTTTAAAAGAGTTGGCAGCAAAGAGCGTAGTTAAATTTAGTCTATCCCCCGATAGACTTTAGGGCGTGGTGTGTGTTGTGACGCTTGCCATGCCCTTTTTTTACCCAAAAATTAGGTTTTAGATGTCTGTATTATGGCACCCTCACGAAGAGACCGTTAAGAAGAAAGGAATGCAGATCATCGATCTAAGCAAGCTTAACGAAGCTGACGATCCTAGCTATGATGAGGTGCTAGATGCGATTTGGACATACCAGAAAGAGGGCTTCGAGAAGAACTTTGAAGACATTCTCAACAAGAACAAGTCGAAAGACCTGTATTACATCGCCTGGATGTTTAAGCCTTCACGAGAACATAGGCGCATGATCCAGAGTACGTTTTTCGTTTGCGACGCTCCCTGCCCACGGATGCTTTGTGTGACGCTTTTTAAAGTTGACAACAAGCAATGCAGTGTAGATGTTCTATGGGCGCTCCCATACGACTCGCCGCAAATTGTTGGTACTGAAGAATTTAAGGTTGGCAAACTTCATCCGAAGATTGCAGAAAGCGTGCAGAAGTCTAAACACTCCTACATTTTCAACAACCCTCTTGACGGCTCCAAGTCTGTGCTTTAAGTCAACACACTAACTACGGTTTCTAACCCAAAAGATTCCGTGGTTTTTTTGTCCCCACAGTTCGCCTTTTGCTTGCCATAAATAATTCTCCAAATTACGTAGCCAAAAAAGCGTCTTCACTCTACAGTCAATCTTAAAGGGCCGCCACCTCTATGGGCGTAAATTCGAGCGTAATGTGCTTCGCGAGCATACTTAGAGATTGAAAATGACAGACGAACAAAACATCAACGACGTAACGGAGTCCGTCCCTCCCGCTTCGGTGTCTGACAATCAAGTCGTTTCTGACCAAAGCCACAACTGGCGACAGGCTAGAAGCGAATTGAAGGAAAAAGACCTAACAATTAGACAGCAAGAGATGCTAATTAGGCAAATGGAAGACCGCTTAAGATCGAGCGCGCCACCTAAAGAGGTTGAGGAATCGGTTGCCGATGACGACCTTGTAACGGGCAGACATGCAAGACAACTTGAAGAGAGAATTCGAAAAAGCGTTCTCAAAGAGGTTGGTCAGGTAGTCGAGAAACGCGAAAAGCAAAAAGCGATGCAGAATTTGCGTAATGACGAAGGCTCTTGGGACGTAATTGAAAGGTATGCTGACCAGTTAGAAAAACATTACCCGAATTTAGCGCGTAGGCTTCACGAAGATCCAGAAGCTCCATTACTTGCGTACGAAGCGATTAAGAATTCTGCTTTCTACGTTAACGATCAAAGAGCGGCACCGCCAAAGGCGAAGGCTTCCGAAAAGGCAGCTTCACCCCCTTCAGGCATGAGTGCAGGCTCTGCAATGTCTCAAGCCAGATCATGGCAAAATGAGGCGATCGGAGATGATATGTGGAGGAAATTTGTGAAAGAGACGGGCTACGGGTCTTAACCTAAAGGCTCTTTATGTCAATGACAACACTAGCAAACGGAAGTTTGCCAACTATGGTTGTACAAGAAGCACTTCCAGTGCTTCTTAGCAGACCAATGCCAACTCTTATTCACGCAATACCCGCAATGAGCAAGTCGCTCAAGTCAAGAAGCGGAACTGTATTGCGCGAAAGACGCTATGACAACCTACCTACTGCCCCTATTCCTTTGGGCACAAGTGGGCTCACTCCACCGCCACTAAACCTAGTTGCGACCAACTTCGACACACAAATTAACTGGTACGGTGCTTACGTAGTTCTAACGAACCAAGTCACCATTCAGTCAATTGAAGATGTTCTAACAGAAGGTGGTTCTCTACTTTCTCAGTGCATGCGAGAAACTCAGGACCAGTTGCTAAGAGATATGCTCTCATCCACTGCTTCACAAGTTTATTGCGTACTGGGTTCAAACGGTGACCTACCAACAAACATCACAGCCGACGATATCCAAAACGTTGTTTCTGCACTTCTTAGCGCTTCAGCTATGCAGTTCACAGAAGCGATGCCCGGTGTTAATGCTTTTGGTACAAACCCAATTCTTCCCGCTTTTGCTGGGCTTGGTCACACTGACCTTCTTGGCAACTTGAAGAAAACGGCTGGTTGGGCAAGTTCTTCTTCCTACCCTCGCGCTGAAGACATCTTCAAAGGTGAATACGGCACAAGTGGTTATGTAAGAGCTCTGCTTTCACCACGCGGTAAAGTCACAGCAAACGCGTCAAACTTGAATGCGAACGTTTATAAGTTCTTCATCACAGGAAAAGAAGCGTATCAGTGCGTGAAAATGGATACTTACAACTCTGCTTTGTATTATGTCCCACTAGGTGCTTCAACAAGCGACCCGCTCCGCCAAAGACAAACGTTAGCAATGACATTTGCAAGCGGCGAAAGAATTGTACAAGAAATCTGGTGTGCAGCTCTGCTCGCCACACTACTATAGGAGATTAAAAATATGCCTTCTCCAATGCTCTCATACCAACAAGGTACTTTTACATCTACTGGAGCTGCTGGGTACGTTGTACTTCCTTTCTCTCCTGGATACATTGAAACGTTCAACTATACTCAGGCAGCCTCTGTGGCTAACCCTGGGGTTGTTAAGAAGTCTTGGTGGCAATCTGGGATGCCTAACGCATCTTACGTTGGCATTAGGAACACCGATGCTCTAGCTACGGACCAATTTGTTACGGCGGCAAGCGGCGGTTACACGCCTTTTGACTTGTCGGCTCCTCCGTCCATTGCTGCTAGCACAATCACAAGCATTAACCAAAACTCCGCCGCAACCGTTACCACCTCAGGTGTTCACGGGCTTGCAGTTGGCGACTTGGTGCGCTTGGTTGGTGTTACTGGACAGTTACAACTTTCTACTTACGAATTTCAAGTTCAGACAGTAGGAAGCACAACAACATTCACAATCCCATGTGACACAAGCGGTTTTGCAGCAACTGCATCTGGCGGAACAGTTCGAAAGATCTTCCGCTCTTTGTACGCTCCAGCAGAACGCTTTATTACTAAGATTACAGCAGCTAGCCCCGCTGTTATTACAACAGCGATCAATCATGGTTTTGTAGCTGGTGACGTAATTTCATTACGCGTTCCAGTGGCCTTTGGTATGACTCAAGCGAACCTTCTGGACGTGAAGGTTGTCTCTGTTACAGGAACAACTATCACAACTGATTTGGATGCCTCATCTTTTACCGCGTTTGCATTCCCTGTGTCTGCAAGCTACGTAACATCCAAAGCTGAAGTGGTTCCAGCAGGGGCTTCGTCTTCTAACGTCGTTAACGCTACAACTAACAGCGGATTCAAGGGGATTCTCCTTGGGACAGCTGTTGTAGGGCTAAACGCCGACGTAATGTACTGGAAAGCCTGGTATCCAGATGCCTTCCAAACTACTCTTGGCTCTTAGTAGCTAAGTAATTCAGTAGGTTACAATTTGTCACCAACTGAAATATCCCGTGAGCACCCCGTAAAAAGGGGTGCTCACTCAATCTCTTTAAGGAAACCTAATGACAGATAACGAGCCTGAATTGACACCTCTTTAAGGAAACCTAATGACAGATAACGAGCCTGAATTGCCACTCGAAGAAGTTCAAGAGAAGTCTAAAAAGTCTAAAGCTATTCCTGAGCTTAAAGAAGACATGACTAGCCGCCTAATGACCTCTCTGGAATCTGCTATGAAGCGTATCGACGAGATGGAATCTAGAATGCAATCTAAAGATAAGGAGCTAAAAGTAGCTCAAGAGTTAGCTGCAAAGGCTCCTAAAGAGACTCCAGCTATACATGTAACTGTTCCCGACATGGACAAAATGGTAGAGGGGATTTTTGATAATAAGGAGCAAAAAGATGGCTCCATTAAATTTATGTACGGTCCTTCCAATGCCATTAAATTCTACGAAATGGCTCCTGGGCAGAAGCTTTCAGTACCGCTTCCAGTAGCTAAGAATTTAGAAGAAGGCTGCTCACGCGACAAGTACGCGTACGAGCTAAACACTGGGGAAGTGCAACGTCACGGCGTTAACGCTTTTACAGAGGTGACAAATCAGACGATGGCTAAGGGCGCGGTTCCTATTGGTAAAGAACAGAGATTTAGCTTTAAACCGGTATCTAAGTGGTAATCTGAATGATAGTCTAGGGGTGTTATGGCAACGATTAATCTTTCTACTATTAGAGCAAAGGCTCGTGCCGTAGCACAACTTCCTAACCCCACGCAAGCGACTAACCAGCAGATTGACGATGCTATTAATCTCTACTACCAATACCGCTTTCCAGAAGAGCTTAGACTACTAAGACTGCAGGGAAACTACTCGTTCTACACAAGTCCAAACATTGCATCGTATACAGTCCCTGAGGATATTGTAACATTTGAAGCGCCTGCTTATTGTGCCGGACAACCGATACTCTACTTTCAAGACCAATCCGCATTCTATAACTACTGGAGTAAGACACAAAGCCTTCAGCAGTTAGCTACTGCAAACGGAGGAGCTGGCCCCTACACTGGCACAGCAACAGCTGTCCCCCTTCTTCGTGGAAGTATTCTAGTTGCTGATCTTTTAGGGCAAGAGCGCTTCACAGACCCCTTGGAAAACGGAGTCTTAGTGGGCTCTAGCGGTGGTGCTGGAACGGTTAACTACATCACAGGCGCAATTTCAGTTACATTCGCAGGTGCTCTAGCCTCTGGGACGATTATTAACCTTCAAGACTTCCCTTATACGGCTGCAAGGCCATCTTCAATGCTTTACTTCAAGGATAAGTTCATCCTTAGAAACGTTCCTGATCAAGTCTACGAAATCTCTATACAGACGTATAGAAGGCCTACCGAGATGATAGCGGATGGGGACGCCCCAGAACTGCTTGAGTGGTGGGATCTTCTAGCAGTAGGCGGCGCAGTGCTATTGATTGAAGAGCGCATGGACTTTGATCAGCTTGGACAAGCAAACATCTTGCTAGAAGATCAGTTAAGGCTTGTTAACCGAAGAACACTTGTGCAGTTGATGAATCAGTCAACACCAACGATATTTAACAGCTCAGGCGGCGGTTTAAATAACGTTAATAGTTACCCTTACTCGTCATAAAGGATTAAGATTCAATGCCTTCCTATTCTAAAAATATCCCTCAGCCAGATGACATCGTTGCAATTTCGCAGGACGCACTATTACAGAATTTCCAGTCCCTAGACGCTTTGTACGGACAAGACCACTACAATTGGGACGATGCTGACGTAAACAAACGAGCGCATCACCGCTACGTTTCTTGCATAGAGCAAGCAGGGGATCCGCCAACTGTAGCTAATCAAGGCCAACTTTACACGAAAGATGTTTCTGGAAAATCAGAGCTTTTTTTCAAAGACTCTTCTGGTAGCGTAATACAATTTTCAAGCGGAGGTGGAGGCTCTCTACCAATAAGAGCCTATTGCACGGGTAAAATAGATTTTGCCGGAATAATACTTCTATCTCCTGGGTCTTTTAATGTAGCGAGTTTTACACTCCTGTCAATCCCAACCTCTCAATTTGTGCTTACGATGACGACACCCCCCCCATCCATTAACTATGGAGTAGCTTTTGGATGCTCTGGGCTCATTCAGAACCCAATTAATCCAATTGCACTTGCAGAATACATTCAACTAAGTGGAGCCGAAACAAGAACAGCAAACACAATGACGGTTGGCTTTTTTCAACCCAACGTTTGGATTCCCTCGGTTCCGGGCCCTCCTACTTCCCCCATGATTAGATTCTCAATTCTGATTTACGGCGGGTAAAATGCCTAGTAACTCGCAAATAGTTGAAGTGATGCCGATGGATGGAGGATACATTACGTATCTGAGACCTCAGTTGTTACCCGACAGCGGCTTCCAGACATGCGAGGATGCTCTTATTTATAGAGGAAGGCTGGTTAAGAGGGATGGTTACAGTCTTCTGGGATACTTAGGCCCTTTGACTGTTGCAGAAGTAGTAGGAGCTCTAGGATCTACAAGCTACGCTCACAATTACGTCCTCTTTCCCGTTATCCCCAATACAGTTACTGCTACAGATACGGTTGTTGTACTAAACGACAATGGAAACGGCGGCTACTGGCAGCCTAGCATTAACGTTACAGGGGTAACACAAGCAAACCCTGGAGTTGTTACAGCAGTTGCCCACGGGTACACCACGGGCGACAAGGTAAACTTTTTTAACATAGGAGGCATGAATGCGATCAACTCTGTGCCTAAAGAGTACTTCAACCCTTTTACTATCACCGTTATAAACGCAAACACATTTAGCATAGGGGTAGACACAACTTCTTACGGGGCTTTTACAGCTGGTGGTATAGTTAGAAAAAACGCTGGCTCAATAGTATATGGCACAGGAGTTGCTACGATTGTTTTTCCAGCAGTAGCAATAGGTGCTGTTACAACAAGCTATAGGTCTATGTCTGGACTGCCTTGCATGGGTCTTTGCACAAGACTTATCGGGAACACATCACTTGAGCAGCTTATTGCATTTGACACGACGAAAGCCTATCTATACGGCGCTTCAGCTCAAGAGTTTGTCGATATATCGGGCGCTACGGTATGGACTGGTAACAACACGAGCTTTTTTTCCTGCCTAAACTACCAAGCATCTTTCTTTGCAACAAATAAATTCGACCCTATCCGTTACTACATTACAGGCACGGTATGGACGAACTATACTCCTGTAGTTAGCGGTGTAACAACCCTTCAAAGAGCGCTTTGGATGTTCAGCTACCAAGGGCACATGGTGGTTTTGAACACTACCGAGGGGGGTTCTGAATTTAGACAAAGGGCCCGATGGTCTGCTTTAGGAAGTGTTTACTATAACTCAGCCGATCCTTTACCTGCCGGATATCTGGCAAACGTCAATTGCTGGAGGGATGACATTCCAGGTAACGGCGGTTTTAACGACGCTTCTACAGGTGAGGATATTATTGGGGCGGCTCTCTACAAAGACACCATGATTGTTTTCTTTGAGTACTCCACTTGGAGACTTCGTTACACGTCTAACCCGGCCCTTCCATTTGCTTGGGAACGCATTAATAGCGAATACGGAAGCGAATCCCCCTTTTCGATTGTTCCGTTCAATGAAGGCGTGCTTGCAGTTGGTTCTACTGGTATTGTAAAATCGGACTTCAACGCCGTTGAACGAATCGACGAGAAGATTCCAAACACCGTCTTCACCTTTGAGAATAACCCTAGCACTCAAGCCAATCGACGTGTACATGGAGTAAGAGACTTTGGTAAACAATTGGTCTACTGGTGTTTTCCCGACTTTAAAAACCCTAACGTTACCGACTTTCCAGATAAAGTTCTCTGTTTCAACTACAGAGAAGAAACATGGGCAATTTTTAACCAAGCTTTCACGTGCTTTGGACAATTTACTACTACAGCCGACATCACTTGGAGACAGTTAGATAAATTCTGGCTCTCTTACAACCAGACATGGGAAAGCTTCTACCAACAGTCAGGAGTCCCGACTGTAGTAGCTGGTGGGATAGATGGAAGGGTTTTCGAGCTTGGGGTGGCATCGACCGATATTAACGATATTCCATTTTCTGATTTTGGTCCTTCTCAGAATTTCGGCTTTGAGATTGTTACAAAAAACTACAATCCCTTCTACAAGCAAGGGTTGTCCTGCACATTACAGTATGTTGACTTTTACTTTGCTGGAACGGAATTTGGAGAATTTTCAGTAGATTTCTACCTAGACGACGATCTAAACACGGCAATTATAACAAAAGTAGTCTCTACCGTCTCAACAAAAGCAAGAGCTTGGGGCCGTGTCTACGTCAATCTAAACGCTGATTTTATCACTATGCGAATTTATTTAAGCAACATACAACAAGCCGATGCAGCCATTGGATCGGCAGGGTTAGAAATAGAGGGTTGGCAAATGTATTTCAACCCTGGCGGGAGGCTATAGATGGCATCGGATTACACATATGGAACTGTTAGGCCTGGCTGGGTGCTTCCCGAGAACGAAAAGGAATGGAAAGACATAATTGAAGCGCGAGAGCTAGAAACGGGCGATGCTGTTAACGCAAAGACAAACGGGCAGCATCTTAATATAGAAACGCCAACGGCAGAAACTTGGTTTTTTAAAAATAGCACTGCGGTTATTACAGGTATAACACAAGCAAACCCTGGTGTTGTTACAGCAGTTGCCCACGGTTTTGTTACTGGATCAATCGTTACAATCAATGGCGTAACGGGGATGATCCAAGTTAACAACTTACAGTTTACCGTCACTGTAGTCACAGCCAACACTTTTAGCATAGGGGTAGACACAACTGCTTACGGTGCTTATGTTGCGGGCGGGACAGCTCAGCAGTCAAAACCTGGACAAAGAGTAACTTACCGAAAAGTAATTGACTTTGGAGGCCTACCAAGTGCAATCGGTTCAAAATCGGTCGCACACGGAATTTCTACGGGCGCGAATTTTACAATTACGAAGCTTCAAGCGTTCGCTTCTGACACTACGGGATTTAATTATATTCCCATTCCGTACTCTAGCATTGTCGCTAACGACGTAATCGAGTTGCGGATGAACGCCACAAATATAACAATAGCGGTAGCATCTAACAAAAGTGCGTTCACGACATGTTATGTGATTGTAGAGTATTTGAAGAACTAAGGTTCGTTAAGCAAAACTGTGTTATTATAGA